GACGTCTGCGCCGCCTGCGCTGGGCTGCCGGTGCTCCTTCCATACGCACACCGCAATAGCAGCAGAACACCGCGTCGTCCGGGATCGTGCGCTTGCAGCGTGTGCAGATCATGCGGTCGCCCCCCTATCGGTTTATTGCTCTTTCAGCTTCTTGCGGATTTCCAAAAGGTTTGGCAAAGAAATTTTACAATTTACTGGAACCAATGTGTAAAGCCAACGGCCCTTCCCTCGATCTGAATGTCTGCGAGGTCGGGGCCTGCGTAGGTTTTTGGACGGTAGGCACTATTTGCTGGTACAAGAGTAAGCGAACTTCCGTCGTAGTAGACGCGCTTCAACGTGGCCTCGTCGCCGATCCGCACGGCGGCGATCTCGCCGTCCTCTACTTCGGACTGGATGCGGATGTACACAATGTCGTTGTCGCGGATCCCAGCGTCTATCATGCTGTCGCCGTGGCAGCGTAGGCAGAAGTCGCAGGCGACGGCCTCCGGCACGTCGACATATTCCTGCACGTTCTGCTCGGCAGTGATGGGCTCGCCGCAGGCAATGTCACCGATCAGTGGGCGGCGGACAGTTTTGGGGAGAGGCTCGAAGCCGGACGGGATGGTGGAGGGGATATCGTCAAGTATTGCACTTTTGGGGACGCCAAAGTGTGCCGCCATTTTCTCAATCGGCCCCATGCGAGGGGTCTTTGCTCCTGCCTCCCATGCCGACACTGCTTTGTCTGTTACCCCTGCAATTTTGCCGAGTTCCGCTTGCGAAAGATTTTCTGACATACGGAGTCTCTTTATGTTTTCGGCAATGCTCATCGTTCACCCCTCCTTTACTATAGAGAGTATCGCAAAAGTAGGAAAATGTCAACACGAAATTAAAAAAAATCTACTTAAAGTTCTTGACATTCTACTTTCTGTAGAGTATACTATGTGTGTTCCAAAACGGAAGGAGGTGTTAATTTGGGCTTTTCAGTTAAGCAAGCTCGACAGTATGCGGGCTTCACTCAGATGGAAATGGCGCAAAAATTAGGTGTTTCTCGTGACACCTATCGAAAGATTGAGCTTTCCCCCGAGTCCGCATCTGTAGCGCTGGCGAAGAAAATAAGTGAAATCGTCGGAATCCCGATTGATCAAATTTTTTTCGCTCAGAATTCTACTTAAAGTAGAGTCCTCGTTTTCCCCTCGTTTTCCCGTTTACGACATTTATCAACCTCAAGGAGGTGAACACAATGAAACTCACTGTAAATCGCACCGGCGTCTATCTGGACGGGCATCCGATTCGGAGATGCACAAGCATTGAACTAAAAAATATCGACCGCACTTCCGACTACATGGACGCTGTACTCCACGTAGATGTAAGCGAGGCCGATATTCAGTGGAAATTGAAAGAGCCTACGGAATAAGCTGCACGATGTACTGCGCCACTTCCTTTAGACCGTCCACGAAACGATCTTCAAGTATGGCGATCGCATCGTCTGTCAGCACACAGCTCCCGCTAATGTACACTTTTGCGAGGCCTTTACGCCCCAACTCATTGATCGCGTCAAAAACATCTTCCTCCGGCCAAGCAGAAATAGGAGTCAACCCCGCAAGATACGTCTCTTCAAAGCATCGCGCAGAGCTTTTCCCCTGCCCTTCTTTTCTTCTTGTCAGATATTCATTGTACATTACAGCAAGCAGTTTATCCGCTTCTTTCGTCAATTTTATTTCCACTGTCTCACCTCCTCCCCGCTTTGATTATAGCGCGGGAAGGAGAGCGACACAACAAGGAGGTGAAACTGTTTTGACGATTCTTTTTGAACTCTGCCTCGTTTGGGGGCTGGCTGTTGTCTGCGCCGCCGTTGTTACCGCCGTTTACGCATGGTTCGACAACGAAATGAGCGGTCACTTGACCGGCGGCTGGTGGCACATAGTTGTCCCCTATGTAGTTTGGTTCGTCGGTGTCGGCGTATGCCTTACTTTGTTTTTACTGCATCACGCAGGGCTTCTGTAATTTCAGAGACAAGCCCCTTTGCGGAGTTGTAGTCAGCGGAGTCGAGACGCTCCGCAAGTTCCCTCATTTTGGGGACGATCCCCTCCGGCGCGTACATCATGGCTTTTGCAGACGCGGCGCTGAACTCCGCGAGCGCTTCTTTGCTCCGCTTGTAAACACAAGCGCCCGCCGCGATCGCGTAGGCGTCGTAAATGTCGGAAATTCTCCGTTGCTCATAACGGCGGCGATCCTCCCTCATTTCCTCTCGCTTTACCTTCCACTGAAATCGACAGCTTATGATTGTGCCAAGAGTGGGAACGACTACGGCAGCAAGACCAAGTATTACACTGATTGTCACCGTCAAATCAACCGAAACCATTTTCAAGCACTTCCTTTCTGCAATGATTATAGCGCAGGAAGGAGCACAGCACAACAAGGAGGTGCTAACCTATGCCAAACACCGAAGAATGGATCGACAACCGCTCGTTGCACCCGACTATGACCTTGCAGGAACTGTGCGAGTATTTCAAAGCGAACTTCGTTCAGGCAGACCCCGAGACAATCGCCGAAATGATTGTGCAGGGCAAATACCCTTTCGCCTTCGGCCTGCCTGCCGACGGCAAGCACAAGCGCCGCTTGCAGATCTTCCGCGCCGGAGCCTACGCATGGCTCGACGAAATGACCCACTCGAACACCTACAGAGGAGAAAAGTTATGAGCAAAAACAAGGAAGCCGCCCGGGTGCTGGAACACCCGAACGGCAAAAGACGCGAAATTGCACAACCTCGCGTCTCTATTGTACATCACCCGCGCCGCGATTTCAAGCGGCAGGCCGCAAAGTTGGTGCTGACCGTGTGCGGCCTCGTGTTCCTGACCTCGATCGTCGGGATCGCCGAGGGCGGCGGAATCCCCGCCACCTGCTACACGATCAGCTCCGTGCTGATTGCCAACCACGCCGCCGGTGTTCTGCTGGCGGGCAATAGAGAGGAGTAAAGACCTATGATGTATTCCGAGTTTACTGCGCTTGCGAAGCGCTCGATCACCGAGGACGACTATCACAAGATCGTCGAGCCTGTGTACAACTATCACCCCGCCTGCACCGATAAACCCACCACCGCCAAGCTGTACGACCTCGGCGGCTTGCAGCTGTTCCGCGACATGACGGAGACCGCCGCCCGCGTCTGCGCGTTGGAGGCCGAGGCCGACGGTCTGAACAAGCGGCTGCACGAGATCACGAAGGAGCTGCTCTCTATGGCTCCCGCGTTCAATGCTGCGCTGATCGAGGACGGGGAGGGCTGAACGATGGCATTTTTTAAGCCTCAGCGCCTCGAATGGGAGGACATTGAGGGCGGCGTCGGAGAGAACACGATCGACGAGATTTGGAACTTCGCGAACGACTACGGCTATGGCGAGCACACATTCGACAACGACGAGAGTCTGAACAACGAGCTATCGGATTTTGCCGAAGAGTGGAGTATTCTCATGAACTACACCGCCGACGAGAAGCAGGTCATGGCCGCGCTTTCTCTGATTCATGGCGCGTTCTACACGTCCACATCCGGCGATAAAATTCTCGACGCGCTGCTGAAATCCGGCACGAAGAAGGACGTCGTCAAGATTGCTTTTAAGGTCGCGGCCATCTACTGCCGCTACATCGAATTGCAGAACCGCATCAAGAACGCGGAGGAGGAGTAACACCATGGAAAACGCCAAGATCAAGAAATTGGAGCCGAAGGAGTGGCTTGACCGCGTGATCGACAATGCCGATCAGCTCCACATTCTGGACAATGCGCTCCGCCCGGAGGAAGTCACCTACACCTGTCTCGATGTTACGAACTGCTGGAGCGAGTTTCCGCAGATCCACCTCGGCGCTGAAAACGTGCGATTTTTCGGTGCGCTTTTCAATCTGCCTATTGATCTCTCTACTGTTCACTATTCCAAAGAGCGCCCCTATGTTGAGGTGTCAATCACATACAGGGCTCACCATATTTTTGGCCTTGAGTACATTAGCCGCGAGGAGGCGAGCAAGCTATGAATCTACGCAACACTCGCCTCGACCGGCGGCTCACGCAGCCGCAGATCGTCGCCAAGATGAAGGAAGTCGAGCCGCGCGTCGACGTGGCGCTATACTCCAAGATGGAGAGCGGGATCTGCCTGCCGACGCCCGCGCAGATGGGCGTGCTCCTGTCCGTGCTGGACTGCCACTTGCATGACCTTTACACCCTCGACGAGATCGCCTTCCCCTCTATTCAGCCGGAAGTCATCGAAATCCCGGAGGAGACCCGCGTCCCGGTACGCCCCCGCAAGCCTGACCGCCGCAAGGGAGACCGCCACCGCAAGACCCGGAGGATCTGCCTGCGCGTAGACAACGCCACGGCCGCCGCCCTGCCGAAGATCTGCGACTACTTCGGCTACAAGAACGTTCAAGCATGGCAGCAAGATTGCCTCGACACCCTGATCCACAACTACCAACAGGAAGGCGGGACGGAGTATGTACCTACCCGAGACGGCTCCACTACTGCCGATTGAGCCCGGCGATCCAGACTACGACCCCTTTTGCAAGAAATCCCCCCCCGAGCCGCTTGTGCAGCTGTCGCTCACTGGCCCGGGCGTGTGGATCTGTCCGACGTGCTGCACCGTCCTCGGGACGGTCGGCAGCAGATACAAAACGAAATGCCCGAAATGCGGGCAAAAATTGAGGTAAAACGC